TTTAGTTCCAGGTGGAGCCTGAGGATCTTTATATTCTTTTTTGAATTCTTTTTGAGGATCATATTCTGCATCTTTTTCTAAAGTATTTTTAATGGCTTCTTTACCGTCAGCGTTTTCTGCACCTGGGGGAAATCCGGCACCAATAGCAGAAACGGCCCATGCACCGTCTGCTAATTGCATAAGTATGTTTCTATCAATAACTGGTTTTGCTGGATTCTTAGAAGAATCATATACTTTTTGTAATTCATCCATAATATTATATAATACAGGTTTGCTGTCCCTAAATGCAACATCTCCTATCCATTGACCAAGCCAGTCTCTCATAAATATACGCAATTCCATTCCACCTGCTTGATCTACTTGATTTCCGTCTGCTTCAATAATACTTTCTACTATATAATTCATTTTATGATGAATGAATGCTTCACTTAATTGTTCATCTGAAACACCTACTTCTTCTTTCCCGTTCCAAGTTGGAAATGCTATTCTAATTTCATCATCTGTCATTCCATGAGGATTATCTTTATATCCCCCTGTTTTTAAGACTCTTAAAGTATATGGTTGCCAATTTTTTTCTTCACTACCAGTAAGGTTAGCCAATGCTCCTGGGTTACCGGTATGTGTTACATATCTGCCGTAACGTAAGTCACCACGATTGCTCGGAGCAATTTTTGGTAAGTTGGCTGTAAGTCTTTGCCACCATCCTTTTTTCTTTTTTGGATCTTTACCATCATCTGTTCCAGGAGCTCCAGCTGGAGGATTAATTAGGCCTGATCTGATCCCAGAATTGATGCTTGATAGAGCATCGGACATGAAATCAGTAGTGAAAAATTTGTATGATAATTTATCTTGGGGAGTTAATCCTGCTTTACCATCAAGTTTAGGTGCTTGTTGACGTTTTTGTTTTCCGCCTCCACCTGCTCCACCGCCACCTTTGGCTCTATCACCAAACATCCAATCTGATAAACTTTCTTTTACAATTACATCATCGAATTTCATCTGTTTGCTTATCCATTAAATTTTTTAATCGTTTTTGAAAAACGATTCTTGTCTCTTCCTCGGATAGCACTTAGCAATTTCTTTTCTAGTTGTTCAGCCTGAACGTCATCATAGTTACGTTGAATAAACTCAATTAAGTTTACAGCACTGGTAATGATATTATTGCCGCGTGACTCGACAATATGCGGAATGTCTCGGTTGGTACCGAAATTTTCTAATTCTTCTAAGAGGCTTTTAGTTTTCTTTTGCATAAGTGTAATTCCTTACTACTATTTAGTCGACCATGACCAAATTGGATATTATTTGTCTTTAAGAGTATTCAGTAAAGACTTAAGTTTAGTGCTTTGTACATCACCATTTACTTTCTTTTGTTCCGTATCTACTTGTTCGTGTACTGTTTGATCAGTTGCTCCTACTTGTGATGTTGTTTTAAACTTATCCATAATAGATTGTGCAGATGGTTGTGATGTGTTATGAGTTGGAGCATTAGTACCTGGATCTGTGATACGTAATGTTTCAATATCGAATGCTAACTCGACTTTTTGTCCTACACCAGAACTCGATCTTGTCTTCATTAACTGAATCTGATACTGTCCGCGTTCTCTCATACTACGTGATGTAAAGATACCGAATACATTGTCTGCTGTATTAATCTTACTGATACCACCTGAGATATGACTGTGATCAAATTCGATTTCTTCTACTGCACTTCTGTTTAACTGTGATGCAGTTACAAAAACTATATCTAATTCTTTTGCCAAGTTACGTAATTCTTCTGAGACATACTTGTCTTTAACAAACAAGTCACTAGGACTTACTTTAGCACTTACAGGCATTAACAAATCCAAATAGTCAACACACATAAAGTCTAGTTTCTTGCCTGTTTGTATTTGTAGTTCTCTTGTATATGCTCTAAGATCATTGACTGTAGACTGTGCCGGCATATATTTAATTTGAAAGTGTCCAGATGCTTTTTGCTTCATTTTTACTTTCATTTCAACATTGTCTAAGTCTCTAAACACTTCTTTAGCCTTTGTATCAGTTATCATAGAATCTATACGCATTGCTGATAGTTCTTCACTTAACTCTAAAGTGACATATATACCTGATAGACCTTGCTCTATCCAATTGACTGATAGATTTTGCATGAATAATGATTTACCTGAACCCGAACCCCCTGCAAAGATTTGCAGTTCGCCTTTGTTGAACCCACCATAGAGTTTTTGATCTAAACAGGGCCAGCCTGTTGATGCTTGACCATTGCTTGATTTCAAATGCATAAGACGAGCCCTAGGATCTTCAAAGTAATCGATACCTAAATCTCTTTGTAATGATATTTGAACAGCATCTTTTATCAACTTTTCGACAGGATCATAATCACCTTTCTCTAACAAGTCTGCCGAAGACATGATTGCTCTTTCTAGTTCTTGTCTACGAGTAAACGATTCAAACTCAGACATAAACCATTCATAATGACCATCATCTAAATCCGCAACTGGATCGATTGTCTCACCTGTTGTTGCTTTGATTTGTGTCGAGTCAGGAAGAATTTTATAAGAATCTGAATGCTCTCTCATAAACTCTGCAACAGGTCGTAGTCTTCTATCAAAGTTTTCAGAGTTAAAGATGTTAGTGACCCTAACAAACAACTCTGCGTTTGTTATCATCATTCGCAAGAATAGTTCTTGCACCTCTGCGTTAAATTCTTTTAGCAATTTTATTCCTCATAACTTCTACTTTGATTTTACTATTAGTAGCGGAGTCTATTATACTTAGTAATGTATTCAGACGTCCATATTTAATTACTGCATCATTTGCATCTTTAATGTCTTCGGACCAGTTGGGCAAAGACACATCATAACCTAGTTCTAATGCTCTTTCACAGATACCTAATCCTGTTTGATCCTGATCAGGAACAACAATTACACGTTTACCCAATTTGTTAATTACAGCAACTTGATTGTCATTAATCGTATCATGTGTTAGTGCTAGTCCATTCATTGAGATTGCATCAAAGATGCCTTCAAACACTAAGACAACTTCCCAATCATCTTTTTGTAAGTCTGTACCAAATACATACCCTTGTTGTTGATCATTAATAAACTTAGGATTTCTATTATCCATAAATCTAATTGTACTACCAACGACTTTGTTTTCATATGTATAAGGGATAATAATACCTAGTGATTGTCTGCCCTCTGCTTTAGGATTGACCATAAAAGGATAATCATTGTGTGCTAATCCTCTTCTATTTAAGTAATCGATATACACTTGATGTTCTTTGTTTGCTGTGTAAATCAATTCTCCCTCTGGCATTGCTTGTTCTTTAAATTTAGGCAACTTAATTTGTTTCTTCTTTGTTAAGATTGAGTCTAGTAAATCTTTATGCTGAATAGAATGCAAAGACCACTTGTTAATATCTGTATCTGGCATGTTGCACCATGTTAAGAATGAACGAGTCTTTCTACTGATTGCTCTGCCTAGTTTAAAGCCACATTTGAAGTTGCAATTAAAACAATGAAACTGCCAATCATCTCCGTCTGCTTTGATTCCACCACGCATACGTTTATCAGGGTTATGTCCATTGTGATGACAACAAGGAGCATTGAAAGACGTCCAGCCACTTTGCGTCTGCTTCTTTTTGCCAGGGATAACCGTAAGTATATCAAACATATCTGATATTATATACGAAAAAGAGTGTTAAAACAAGTAAACAGGGTAACTTATCTAGCCAAAACAGTAACTATGTTACCCACATTTGATTCAAATTTGATTTTAATAAAAGGATGATAACCTTTAATAGTATAACCTATAGTTCCTGATTGTACAGCACCATTTGCGGCATTGCCATAACGATATGAATTGATATCATAAAAACCGTCATCAACAAGAGTAGATCCTTGTAGAGTTACATTGCCAACATAGTTTGCATAGTCTATTGATGTAGTTAACACTGGAGTATCTTGTGTATTAATAATACTTGAAAAGTATGTAACTGCATCTGAATTTGCATTGGCAGTATTTGAAGGGAATGTTTGATCACTAGGTATTGTAACTGTTTGAGAAGGTACAAAAGAAGGTAGAACTGAATCTACAACATTTAAGTCACCTCTTGCTCCTGCTTGAGAATCTACAAAGACTGGCAAATTAAGATTTCCACTTGGCCATTCTAATGAGTAATAACATTTTTGTGCATTAATGTTTTCTATTTCAGCGGCTGTTGTGTTAAGAACAAAGATACCATTGACATCAAGTACTGGAGTCAGTGCCTTTTTCAAAAGGATTCCGGTACCATCTGAATCAATGGCTCTAAAGGATATGGATTGATTAGCAGTAGCAATAGCCGATAGATCGACTGGCTTCTGTTCTTGGTTCAGAAACTGAAACTGTAATTGATTGTCAACGCCTTTATTTAACGTTAATGGTTTTGCATAGACTGGCATATATTTCCTCGGGCTTGTGCCTGATAAAACCACAACGACTTGTCTGACTGTATATGTATATACTGATGTAGTGTACGACACAAATTTTAATCTCCTATAGAATATATTTATCTTTGACAGTTACAACCAAGAAATATAACCATTTTTGTGAGGATACTAAATACTTTACATATATGACAGATTCAAAGAAACCAATAGACTTTTTTGTAAAATTGACAGAAACTCACCCTTTTATTTCAGTGTTACAATATGCAGGTCAAGACTTCGTGGGCATTGTTCAAAACCGTGACGATCTCGTTACTACTATCTATGATTATGGTGCTATAGTCGATGCAGAAAAACGTATGAAGTTTTTAGAGTTAGGAGATGTTTGGTGGTGGGAATCGAATCGTCAAATACCTATTCATTTGTTTTTAAAAACAGAGTGGGCATTGTTTAAACCCTTCTTAAGAACGTTCAACAACAAGTCACTTACTTTATTACACGGACCTATTGTCAGTATGACTGACTTTCAAAAGAAAAGAGTTAAAAGAAAATCTATTACTTTAGTGAAACGGACTTACTAAGTCTTTTAACCATCTTAGCCTTTTGACGTTTCTTCTTTGCTCTACGTTTCTTAGCCAATTCTAAACTCATCTTACTTTGAACACGTTCATCAAACGTGACACCTAATAAATGATCATACTCATGTAAGAATACACGTGCTTGTATGCCATCCATATGTTTTTCTTTGACAATTTCCCCGTCGATTTGCTGATATGATACTACGCATTCAGAATGTCTTCGTACATGCAACCAAAGATCAGGATAACTAAGACAGCCTTCTAAAAATAACTCTTGCTCTCCTTTAAGTTCATCGACTTGTGGATTAATAAAAGCCATTAGTTTTTCATCAGTACCCATGATGAATATATTTTTCATCACTCCCAACTGCGGAGCCGCTAAACCGATGCCTGGATGATTAGGATTGAACATAACTTTAGTCATTGCTTTAATTAGTTCAGTTGGATCGCCATCAAGTTTAAAGTCCCATGGTTCACAAGGTTCCTTAAGTTTAGGATCGTTTTCTGGAATTAGTTGTAGTGTAAGTTCTTCCATTATTTGTTGTGCCTTCCAAATTCATCAAGTAAATCTTGACCAGTCAATCTAGTTCCAATTATTTCTTTGCGTCCTGACACAATGTACTCTCTTTCGATACTACCGTCATTATATTCTACATCTAAAACACGTAAATCATCACCTGTTCTGTCTGGGTTAGTTTCATACCACATTGAAGTAAAGGAATGTGCATGTACTGCTTTAACTCCCTTTGACCACTTTTCGGCTTCTATCATTTGTCTTTGTCTCTCAACGACTTCATTATATTGACTCATCCTGCTCCTCTAATAAATTCATATGCACTACAACTAACTGTGCATATGCCACAGCATGTGATTTCTTAAATGTGTATCCTGTATTGTTATCGATCCACACAGTTTTACTTATCTCTTTCCATGTCTGCCCAATAAGATTTCTCTTTGCTGGACGAATAACAGCCAAGAACATTGCTAGTCTTGGAATGCTATCAATCGGCTCTGGCATCTTTTGCATGATATCAAACTGTTTGTTTAAATGCAACAACACAGATACAAAATTTCTTTCTTTTAATCTTTCCCAATTGGGTTCAGCCATTAGACTTATCAAATGCATTTCATCTTGTACTGCTTTATAGATGTTTACGTTTAATAAATCTAGTTTAAAGAATCCTCTTTCATCTGCTTCTTTGTAATTTAAATTACACATATCATTGACAGGATCATATGGGACATCTGTTATGTAAACACCAGTAGGATGTTTCTTTATTGGCTCTTGTTCACGCATAGCGGCAGGAATATGTTTGATTAACTTTAGTAATTTAGTTCTATCACCAAAGTCTATGTCAATATCTGACTGTATACTCATTTAAGTCCTGCTTGTTTAAGTTTTTGATATGCACGTTGTACAACTACTGCTTGATGCTCTGCATCTTCTACTGCTTTGTGAGACGTTATTGCTTTGCCATCTTTAAGAGAGACATTACAAAGATCATAGATTGTTCTTGTATCTCTAATAGTATAGAAGGGCCAAGGTATCGGGCTTTCTAGTTGCCTAAAAGCATTTTCTGCAACAACAATATCAAAACCAGCACCATTACTCCAGACTGCTCTGCGATTCCAGCAGAACTTGTATAACCTATCCATTGCATCTTTAAACGGAATCCTATCTCTGTCGCCCATTGCTTCATCTATTGCATCCTCACTTTGTTCTCCCCACCACCTTAGTGTATCAGGGTTTATATGTCTATTTAATTCTTCTGTTTGCGAATCTATCTCAGGACGTAGTTCTAGTTTTTCTACGACTCCAGTACCCATAGGGTCAAAACGAACAGCACCAATTGTTAATATAACACAATCTGGATCTGTACTCAGAGTCTCCATATCTATCATTACATCATTTGCCATTACTGCTCCACACGTTATCTTCGTCTTTAATATCTTTTATTATATCATTTTTGAGGTAATTAATCAATAGAATGGAACGTTTTTTGGGTAAATGCAATGGCATAGTAGAATGCATCAAACGAGTATTATAAAACAAGATACTACCTTTTGGCATATCATACTGTTCTGCGTTTTCTAAGAAGTATTCATCATGTACTCCTTCATAACAATCTTGTATATCCCAATCTTGTTGATGACTAAAAGGTATAACTCCAGTTGCTCCTGTGTCTTTGTCTAAGTCATCAAGTGGAATGAT